CTGTCACCCTTTGACGTGGTGATATGGATGACGGATGGCTGGCCGCTGTATGAATCCCGCCTGAAGGGAAAGCTGCACGTAATCAGCAAGCGATATACGCAGCGAATTGAGCGGCATAACCTGAATCTGAGGCAGCACCTGGCACGGCTGGGACGGAAGTCGCTGTCGTTCTCAAAATCGGTGGAGCTGCATGACAAAGTCATCGGGCATTATCTGAACATAAAACACTATCAATAAGTTGGAGTCATTACCTCATTTTTCAGATGGTGGAAAGAACCATGGCATTTAAACACTATGATGTTGTCAGGGCGGCGTCGCCGTCAGATCTTGCGGAAAAGCTGACACATAAACTGAAAGAGGGCTGGCAGCCGTTTGGTAGTCCGGTGGCCATAACCCCTTATACCCTGATGCAGGCGATTGCAGCAGAAGGTGATGTGGTCGTCAGTGGTGCAACTGAGCCGGAGTGGTACTACGTCATCGTACTGGCCGGGCAGTCCAATGCCATGGCTTACGGTGAAGGGCTTCCGCTTCCGGATTCATACGATGCGCCCCATCCGCGCATTAAGCAACTGGCCCGTCGTAACACAGTGACTCCCGGTGGTGAAGTATGCGTATTTAACGACATCATTCCTGCTGACCATTGTCTGCATGATGTTCAGGATATGAGTACGATTAACCATCCCCGGGCTGACCTGAGCAAAGGGCAGTACGGCTGTGTCGGCCAGGGCTTACATATTGCCAAAAAAATGCTTCCGTATATCCCTAATAATGCGGGGATCCTGCTGGTACCATGCTGTCGTGGTGGTTCGGCATTCACCCAGGGCACGGAGGGGACATTCAGCGAGTCCACGGGGGCCAGTCAGGATTCGGCTCGCTGGGGAGTGGGTAAGCCGTTATATCAGGATCTGCTTTTCCGCACGAAGGCAGCATTGCAGAAAAACCCGAAAAACGTTTTGCTGGCGATATGCTGGATGCAGGGGGAATTCGATATGACGAATGCCAGTTACGCCCAGCAGCCAGCAGCATTTCTTGCAATGGTACAGCAGTTCCGTGCTGACCTTGCCGGGCTGGCAGCGCAGTGTCACGGTGGAAGTCCGGCATCAGTCCCCTGGATTTGTGGCGACACGACATACGCGTGGAAACAAGAACACGGTACGCAATATGAAGTGGTATATGGTGCATATAAAGGTAAAGAATCCCAGCAGATTTATTTTGTTCCCTTTATGACCGATGGTAGCGGAGTTAATACACCGACAAACAACCCGTCAGAAGATCCTGATATTGCCGGGTCTGGTTATTACGGTTCGGCATCCCGAACGAACAAAAACTGGGTATCATCAAATCGCCCGACGCATTTCAGCTCATGGGCGCGTCGTGGCATTATTCCCGATCGTATGGCAACTGCTATTCTGAACGTAGCCGGGCGCACCTCAGCCTTCATCAGTGGTAAGGCACCGGAAATCAAACCCTCGCCCGGCGGCGACACGCCATCGGTGCCGTCTGAAGATGCATCCGTACGCACAATCTCCCTGTTGCCGACAGCCGGAGATGCTGCTGCGCAGGGCTGGAGCATTAAGAATGGCGGAATTCAGTTGTCAGATGGTGTATTTAAGATCACCAAGCAGAGCAATAAAGCCTGGTCCCTGACGCGCCCGGTGGATGACGCAGTCTCCCTGCTGACACGGGGTGGCAGACTGAGCTGTAAGTTTCGACTGTCAGGCGCACTGACCAACAACCAGTTCGGTCTGGGAATTTATCTGTATACCGATGTAGCGTTACCTGACGTCGTGGCGATGACCGGGACTGGTAACCCGTTCCTGATGTCGTTCTTCACCCAGACCACAGACGGCAAACTGAATCTGATGCATCACAAGAAAGCCGGAAACACAAAGTTGGGCGAGTTCGGGAATTACAGTAACGACTGGCAGACGCTGGAGCTGGTGTTCACCGCCGGCAGTGCCACGGTTACTCCGAAACTGAATGGAGTGGCTGGCCCGGCATTCCAGGTCATAAAAGACAGTCTGACAGTGGGACTAAATGCACTGACGCTGACGGATATTACCAAAAATGCAACGTATGGCGTTGAGATAGAAAGTCTGGTGCTGGAGATAAATGCACCGGCATCATCATAAAAAGTGAGCCAGTCAAATGGAAGGTATCGTTAAACTCACCGGTAGTGTCAGTGGGTCGTCTGAGACGCCTGCATGAGTTATCAGAGCCATCAGTACTTAACTGGTGGCTTTTTTATTGTTGTCAGCTTCCGGATAACGGGAGACGGGGTATGTACCAGATGGAAAAAATCACAACAGGTGTGTCATACACCACGTCAGCGGTGGGAACGGGCTACTGGTTCCTGCAGTTGCTGGACAGGGTTTCCCCGTCTCAGTGGGCGGCAATAGGCGTGCTGGGGAGTCTGCTGTTTGGGCTGCTGACATATCTGACTAACCTGTATTTCAAAATCAGAGAGGACCGTCGTAAGGCTGCACGGGGAGAGTAATTCAATGACTCAAAACTATGAACTGATTGTGAAAGGGATCCGCAATTTTGAGAATAAAGTTACGGTAACTTTAGCGTTACGGGACAAAAAACGCTTTGACGGTGAAATTTTTGACCTGGACATCTCGCTGGACCGTGTTGAAGGTGCCGCGCTGGAGTTTTATGAGGCAGCAGCCAGAAGGAGCATCAGACAGGTCTTCCTGGATGTTGCTGCCGGGTTATGTGAAGGGGATGAGCAGTCGCCGGAAAAGCGCCCCGTAATTTTAGAGGCGCAGGATGTGTTGATAACCTACAGAGGAAAACTACCGGGAATAATTACGGGTTCTCTGAAGAGTCCGCCGAAATGGTAATTTTACCAGCATATTTTTCATCCAGTAATACAGCAAGCCGCCTGAAAGAGTCTTGTTGTTCCTGAGACCATTTGGGATTGCATGATTCAAACTGGATTGATGCCAGCGTTGATTGCATCTGTTCCCTTGGAATTGAGAATGCCAGATATGAGAAGGCGACGGTAAGGGTATTCACGTCTTCCCGAAGCCTAGAAATGCTGTCGAGCAACTCCTGTAGAGAAATGGTGTTATTGTCCATAAATAATCCTCATGATTGTATTGACCTGTTAGCAGCCTGAGGCAACAGGCTGGAACTGATAAACATATCCAGGGCTCAGAAACCGATAAATCCTGATAAATATCCATGAACGCAAAAATCAGATACGGCCTGTCGGCTGCCGTTCTGGCGCTGATTGCCGCTGGTGCGCCTGCGCCTGACATTCTCGACCAGTTTCTGGATGAAAAGGAAGGTAACCACACCACGGCATACCGTGATGGTGCGGGTATCTGGACCATCTGCCGCGGTGCCATCCTGGTGGATGGCAAACCTGTCGTTCCGGGCATGAAGTTGTCGAAGGAAAAATGCGACCGGGTTACTGACATGCAGATGCGTCAGCGTGATGTTGCTGCGCTCGATGCAAAATACACGAAGGAGTTAGCTGATGCGAAAGCTGAAAATGAAACTCTTCGCGCTGACGTTGCCGCTGGTCGTAAGCGCCTGCGTATCAACGCCACCTGTCCAGGTCCCGTGCGTGAAGCCACCGGCACCGCCCGCGTGGATAATGCAACCGGCCCCCAACTGGCAGACACCGTTACACGGGATTATTTCACCCTCAGAGAGCGGCTGATGACGATGCAGAAGCAACTGGAAGGGGCGCAGGAATATATCCGTACTCAGTGCCTGAAATAAGTTTTGTTGATGCGCCGTATCGTCGCTGTATTCCCTCATTAACAGAGACCGCAGCCCGACAGGGAGACTCCTCTGCGCGAGTGTGCGGGGATAATCAAAAACGATACACACCGGGGTTTACCGCGTTAACGGAGCGCGGCGTTGTCCCCTCATAGTCGCCTGTCCGGTGCGATGGTGGAAGAAACCGGATGTTTATCACTATTAATTGATGACACAGAAATGGATTCATTGAATTTCAGCACGTTTTTGTATTCGTGTTATTGAACATCTGTTTATTTTACTTTTAACATATTGATAATAAAAAGAGCTGTAAATCTTTAGATGAGTCGATTTTGTCCGGGGAAGTTCAAATGGATTTTATGCTGACGGTTTCTGGTGTGGTTATCCTGTCCATTGCTTATACTGCAGATAAATATGGCTGCCATTTGTTATCACGTATTGGCGCTTATTGTTCGTTGATGCTGATTTTCTCGTCGCTTTTTTTTGAGTAAGTTATATTAATTATAACAAATAATTTTCTGTGTTATTTTTTCAGGCTATCCCGTCAGAGGGGAAGCCTGTACTGCCGGGGAGCGAATGGAAAACTGATGTGTCCGGTAACTGCGTGTTCTGTGAACACCATGTTACTTAATTATGTAATTCATACCCGAACTCTCTGTTGACAGCCTTCTTCTGCAGGCTTCAATAACCCACGCTGAAAAGTTTCCTGAACCTTTCAGATCAAGAGCGATGTTAATTTGTTCAATCATCTGGTTTGGAAATCGGATGTTGCGGGTTGTTGTTCTGCGGGTTCTGTTCTTTGATGACATAATGTTTCCCCATATTCAGTGTTGCTGATTTGTATTATCTGAAGTTGCTTTTACGTTAATTTGATGCAGATCAATTAATACGATACCTGCGTCATAATTGATTATTTCTCGTGGTTTGATGGCGTACACACATGTTGTGATAAACCTTATATAGATGATAATCATTATCATTTTCGTGGGTCCTTTCCGGCGATCCGACCGGTTACGGGGCGGCGACCTCGCGGGTTTTCGCTATTTATGAAAATTTTTAGGGAAAAATCAGATCCGTTCTTCTTCTTTTTAACTGATTGATTATCAATAGAATTTTAAAAATATAAAAGGATCTGACAAAGGCTGTTTTTGTTAGAAAACGCCATTTTCAGATCCTTTCTGGTTCCCGGGGGAGTGTATGAACGTCAATAAGAAAAAACTGGCCGATATTTTTGGCGTTGATGTCAGGACCATCACCGCCTGGCAGAGTCAGGGGTTACCACTAGTTTCTGGTGGAGGGAAAGGGACTGAATCAGTTTTTGATACAACTGCTGCCATTCAGTGGTATGCGCAGAGGGAAGCTGATATTGAAAACGAAAAACTCCGTAAAGAGATCGAGGATTTGAGGGCTGCCAGCGAATCAGACCTTCAGCCCGGCACCATTGATTACGAACGTTACCGACTGATGAAGGCACAGGCCGATGCACAGGAGCTGAAAAATGCTCGTGAGGAAGGCCTTGTCCTCGAGACGGAGTTATTTACCTACATCTTTCAGCGAGTGGCACAGAATATATCAGGGATCCTTGTCCGTGTCCCTCAGACACTGCAGCGTAAATACCCTGATATATCACCCGTACATCTTGATGCTGTGAAAACTGAAATCGCGAAAGCATCCGATGTGGCTTCTGAAGCCGGTGAGAATGTGCGCAGGTGGATTGATGATTTCAGACGAACTGAGGGCGGCTAATTCTGCAGGAGCGATAGCAACCGGCCTCCTTGCGCTAAAAATTCCTGTCCCTCTGACGACAGTTCAGTGGGCAGATCGACATTATTACCTTCCGAAAGAGTCATCTTACACCCCGGGGCGGTGGGAAACACTGCCGTTTCAGGTTGCCATCATGAACAGCATGGGGAATGACCGGATCCGCACTGTTAATCTGATTAAATCTGCCCGTGTTGGTTATACAAAGATGTTGCTGGGAGTGGAGGCTTATTTTATTGAGCATAAATCACGCAACAGCCTTCTTTTCCAGCCCACGGATTCTGCTGCTGAAGATTTTATGAAATCTCATGTGGAACCCACGATCAGGGATGTGCCGGTTTTACTCGATCTTGCACCGTGGTTTGGGCGTAAACATCGTGATAATACCCTCACGCTGAAACGTTTTTCATCGGGCGTGGGCTTCTGGTGCCTGGGCGGGGCTGCCGCTAAAAACTACCGTGAAAAATCCGTGGACGTGGTCTGCTATGACGAACTTTCCTCGTTCGAACCGGATGTCGAAAAAGAGGGTTCGCCAACCCTGCTTGGGGATAAACGTATTGAGGGCTCTGTATGGCCCAAGCCGCCGTGCAGGAGAACCAGCGAGTGATGGGGATCCTGACATGCCAGGAAGCGAAAGGACGTGAACAGCTTGCCACGATGCTGGCAGGGCAACAGGGCATGAGCGTTGAACAGGCCCGGGCGATTCTGGCCGCGGCGGCACCGCAGCAGCCGGTGGCATCCGCGCAGAGTGAAGCCGATCGCATTATGGCGTGTGAAGAAGCGAACGGTCGTGAACAACTGGCAGTAACGCTGGCGGCGATGCCGGAGATGACGGTGGAAAAAGCCCGCCCGATCCTGGCTGCTTCACCGCAGGCGAATGCCGGACCATCACTCCGTGATCAGATCATGGCCCTGGATGAGGCAAAAGGGGCTGAGGCGCAGGCTGAACAGCTGGCTGCCTGCCCGGGAATGACCGTGGAGAGCGCCCGGGCTGTGCTGGCTGCGGGATCAGGTAAGGCAGAACCGGTCTCTGCATCCACAACCGCCCTGTTTGAACATTTCATGGCGAACCAGGTAATGACTCCAACTTATTGATAGTGTTTTATGTTCAGATAATGCCCGATGACTTTGTCATGCAGCTCCACCGATTTTGAGAACGACAGCGACTTCCGTCCCAGCCGTGCCAGGTGCTGCCTCAGATTCAGGTTATGCCGCTCAATTCGCTGCGTATATCGCTTGCTGATTACGTGCAGCTTTCCCTTCAGGCGGGATTCATACAGCGGCCAGCCATCCGTCATCCATATCACCACGTCAAAGGGTGACAGCAGGCTCATAAGACGCCCCAGCGTCGCC